ACTGGCCCCATTGCGGTCATAAAACGCCTAGTCCTACCCCCTCCAGCGAGACCAAAAATCTCAGCAATCTCTGCTTCTGAAAGGCCAACAAAGTCATCAGCCGTATAAACGCTTTCATCCAGACCCAAGTCATCAATAACCGCAGTCTGTGCCTGTGCGTCAGTCATGTCTACGGGGTTAACAGCTTGGTCGTAAAAGCCCTGCACCACAGCCTCATCTATGCCAAAAGCTGCGGCTGCCTCAGCGGCAGGCAAACCACTAATAAGAGCCTCCTGAGCAAACAGCAGCGCCTGCTCTTGGGTGTACGGCCCTGCGCCAAAGTTCTCAAGCGCCCATCCTTGCGGGTCATCTAGAATGGATGTCGGCTCCATAATATCGTCTACTACCACATCGTCTACTACCACATCGTCTACTACCACATCGTCTACTACTGCGGTCTGTCCAGTAACTCGTGCGTTTAATCGATCTACTTCCTCCTGAACTTCAGCTTCGGTTAGGCCATACCGCATTGCTACCTCGGCTGCGGTTAAGTTACCTGCATTAATTTCGGAAAGTAGATACTCTATGCCCTGCTCATCAACGTCATCCAAGCGCTCCGAAAGAATAGTGTCTATCTGGCCCAGTACATCATCAACATCTACATTATAGTGCGTGGCAATAGCCTCGGCGCTTACCGAACCATCGATAAACCCATCTACCAATGCATTGATATCTTCCTGCGTAGCTATGTCAGCGATGGTTCCAGATACTAGCCCCTCAAGACCAGTCGGCTCTACAGGTAACGTGTCCAGCACAGGCGGCGTAGTAGACCAGCCTACTGGACAAGTGGTTCCCATAAACTCGACAGCCTCGCCAGTCTCTTGGTTATAACAAAGAACCTCCGGGTCTACCTCTGGTGGTTCCTCTGGTGGTCGCTCTGGTGGTTCCTCTGGTGGTTCCTCTGGTGGTACATAGTCAGGAACGCACACCCATCCTTCACCTTCTACATGTTCACGATGCTGCCCCGCTGGACACCCAGCCGGAGTCTTATTGTGTGACAACAAGTCTGCTGCTATATAGGTGTGGGCTTCATCAACAGTAATCTTTACAACATCACCATCGCTCCACCATCTAACACCATGCAACGCCTTTCCGTTTACGACATCACCTATCTTCATGTCTTCGGCTTTAACCCATGTCTTTAGACCAACCCCATCATGGCCGTCTACATAAAACTTATGCGACCAAGAGCAAACAATTTCCTTATCGTCAAAGCTCAGCTTTAAGCGTGGTTGATTTTCAACAATCTCAGCATGAGTAACAGGCCAATCACCCCACTCCAACGTATGTTCATGTTGGGTATGTACCAAGTCACCTACCTTTAGCTCGCCAGCCGTGGTTTCCCCGTACTTCAATTTAATCAAGGTGTCTGGTGATGGACATGAAGTTTCGGGAGGTGGCCCGTCAGGTATCACAGGAGGCTCAGTTGTGGGTGTATGTGTGGTTGTGGTTGTGTCTGTTGCTACCGCAGCCGCATCCGCTTGAGCCTGAGTCCTAAAGTACCCAATAGGGCAAACTCCGGTTGCGTCAGCTTTAATAACATCGTACTGACCCTCACCAATCTTGGTATAACAGTCAACGAGCAGGCTGTCAGCCTCAAGGTTCTCTATTCCTGCATCTTCATTGCTAATGCCGCCTGTAGTCCCACTAAACTGATCTCCCTTTGTCTGGGTGTAAGTGGCAAGCGGGTCTGTGCCGGGAGCGCTTGGTGCAGAATGGTCAGTAACCCCAAGCAAACCAGCCAGATAATCACTAGGGCCGCCACCGAATGCGTCAAGGTAACGGTCAAGAGGACGATCATCAATGTAGTCAAAGAACTGAAACTCTTCTTCAAAACCATGACGATAATCACTTGGCGGGTCTATCTTATGCATCCCGCGCAAGAGAGCCTGTCTTTCCGCACCGGAGCCTTCTTCGGCTTTAACAAAATAACGGTCAGTATTGGGGTCAATTCCCGTGGTTACATCCCCGATAGTGCCTTTCATTTGATCTGCCCAGCCCTTCGCTAATTCGTGAGCAGCACCTCCATTGGTGGTGGTTACATTGCGCGGATGCGCTCCCTGAGCTAGAACAGCCGCAGTGCCAGCGGCGGTATTCGTAACAACACTACCTACCTCGTCACCTTCAGTCTGGAATGTCCAAGGATCATTGCCTTCGGTAATGCTTCCTCCTCCAGAGTCATAGGTATCTCCGTAGGGGTTGAACGCACTGTTATCTACAAAAGAAGAGTTGTAAGGAATCGCATTAGGATTGTTGGCAAAAAAGATTTCATCATCAATCATATCCTCGTAGGTCATACCACCTTCCTGCATACCGATACGTCCACCGGAAGCAGAATACACACGCCCGTAAGGATTCAGGCCGGGGGTGTAACGTCCTCCTGATGACCTGTCAGCAACACCGAGCGCGTTATCAAGCACACCCTGCCATTCAGCAGCATAAGCAGCATCTTCCATTTCTGCCTGCTTACGCATGTCATCCATGTATTCCTGTTGTTCCAGTTCAGCTTGAGTTCCCAGCCCCACCGCCGCAGGTAACAATACTTCAGGACTCATTGCAGCTTTGCCCATTGCCGCTAGACCTTCGCCCCCTGTAAAACCGCCTAACGATCTTTCAAAAGGACTCATCGCTGCACGAGCTGTGCCTACATCAGCCATACGAGCGCCTAAAACATCTTTGGCCTGAAGATGAGCTAACTGATTGGGACTGACATTAATGCCCTGATTTAAACCCGGCCCTAATTGGTTGGCTAAATAACCTGCGGCTTCTGGGGTAGGAGTGCCAGCAGCCAAATTAACCGCCGTTTCTGTACCTAAATTCCCCGCTGCCTGAGTTACGCCTGCTTGAGCCGCATCTACAGCATCAAGAGCCTGAGAAACTCCCTGATTAGCAGCATCTGCTCCTGCTCCTAGCGCTTGGCCCAATCCAAAGCCTGTTAAACCGCTATACACACCTTGTTCAAAGTCACCCGTTGCCAGCCATGTAGCCAAGCCAGAGCCTACCGCTCCAGCACCCGCCATTCCCAGAGCTGTACCACCTAACGCAGCCGTACCAAGTGTGCTTCCAATCAGCGGTGCTATGAAAGGCAGAAAAGCTTCTGGCTGACCCGTGTCAGGATTAATAGTTAGCTCTCCTGTGGGTGACATAGCTGCCAACCCGCTCACTTCAGCAGGATTCATGTGGACAAGCTGGGTATCCCCAAAGCGTCCACGTTGAGCTAAGCGGTTTGCCGTTCTCTGTAATGGCGGCTTCATATTCATATTTGTAGTCCTAACTTGTTTCTACACCGAAAAGGTTAAAGCTCATGCCAGTTCCCCCCGCATAAACTTTAACCACATCTGCTTGGTTAAGAGTCATTCCGATAATTATTGCCAGCGAGTCAGTAGCGGCAACTTCTTTGTCGTAATAAAGGTATTGCTTATCGTCAGCAGTAGCTCCAGCAACATGAACGCTTAGGCGAAATGTCTGAGCCGAACCGTTGCGGTTACATACCACAAGCGAGCTGACTGTCGTTAAATTAAGATCAGGAACAGTGTAAAGCGTTTCTGTGGTGGTAGCCGCTGCATCAAGCTGTCCAAGTACCTTGATCGCATCAGCCATTAGACGCTCCCATCAGCAAAAACTGAAACCGCTTTAAGGCCAAAGATTCTTCTTTCTCAACCTTCTGGCTAATAGCAATAAGATCGTCCTGCACATCCGCAAAAGAACGCTCTAGGGTTCTTCGCGTAGTAAGTTCGTTTTGGAAGTCATAAGCAGTATTAGCAGTAGGTAATACTACTGCGTTAGTTTTTTGTGCCACTAGCGCCTCCCGTCTGGTCTGATATCAAACCTCATATCACCGAGAGTCCAACCGTATCCTGTTCCGGTACTGGCAAACCTGATAATAGACTCACGGGTTCTTGCTCTTATGTATGACTGGTTAGTAGAAGAGGTAACCGTACTGGTCGCTAACGTAGTTGAAGAGTTCAGCGGAAAGTCCTTGCCTTTCATTGTTACCGCCATTGAAGCGCTTCCGCTTGCCCCTCTAAAATAAAAATCAGGAATCATGCGAGTAACAAACATGAACTCCTCACCATCACCCATCTGAATACCACCAGACTCAATATAAGCTTCCATTGCGCTGCCATCAGCGTCATAGCCGCTCTCTTGGTTGTACAGATAATTGTTGTTGTCTGAAACGATGTTGGTTGCCGCAATCGGAAAAGTTCTGGTGTTAGCAGGTATCCATGCAGCCCTGTCCATAGTTCCTACAGCCCACGAATCTTCCAGATAGTTATAACTAACGTAATTGGTGCATTCTGTATTCCCGCTGCCAATCGGGTAGAACCAGTACACTTCTGAAAAATCTACATTGCTCGCAGCAAAGACCTTAAACTCCTGAGCGGTGTTAATGTTGCTAAACACATAATCCAACACTGTGCATTTAAGGCGTTGAACAGAACCGTTGTAGAAGTAAAAACCTCCCCGATCCATGAAAAACACCATGTCTCCAGCATTCGTACACGCATTCGGTGACACCATCGACAAGCCTTCGTTTACCACATCAAACTCGTAAGTAAATGGCGAGCCTGAGAACCTCATCGAATGAATACTGTTATTCGTAAATATAAGTATTTCCTGTCTGGTTTTAATCGCACCGATAATGTACGAACCAGCAGTAAGTGTTACCCCGCCAGCAGTGTTGGTAGAAGTCGGAGTCCAATCAACAGGATTCTCCTGATCTGACCACCGCACAAACAGCGGATCAAGCGTAGTGCTTCCAATAGGGTCACAACCAAAACAAATCGTGTGACGATCCGTATCAGAAACCATGACCTGCAACGCAAGAGTTGGAGGACTCACTGCTCCTGACTTGTCAACAAGAGCAACTGCTCTGGTTCCGGTTCCTACGCTTTCATCCCAGTAATAAATACCACCACCGCGAACACAGAAAATCAGGTCATTACTAAAAGTGTCCTGAGTCCAGAGCCTAAGCTGGTTGCCTGCACCAATAGGCGTAGAACCACCCCAGCCAGAGCTGCCCCATGTTCCAGCGCCGTAACCTGATGCGGCCACATAAGTATTAAGACCTGTGTTTATCTGGTATTCACCAACTACAGCAGCCCCGCCATTGCCAGTATCTGAGCTATTGGCGGTTACCGTGGCTCCAGCGGTGTCTTTAGCCGTAATTGTGTAGATGTTGGCATCAGTAATAGAGGCAATCTGGTATTCCTGATTAAGCACCGTAGCGGTGATGTTTCCGCCCAGCGTTACTGCTCCAGAGAAAGTCACAAAATCATTTTCAACCGCACCGTGATTGGTGTTAGTTACGGTAAGCGTGGAAGAACCAGCGCTTGCTGCAAAAGTAACAGCACCAGCAAGAGTCGTTTCTCGGATCGGCGTGACATCGTTGTAACCATCACCCAGATTCACATAAAACTTCAGGTTGGTTCCAACGCCTAGATAATCGATAGCAGACTGAGCAACCCAATCAAGCAAGGAGCGACATACTCCCAAAAAGGCATTAGCTGAATACTTAGCCCAGCCACCAATTTGCTCAGGCCGTCCTTTACGAAACCGAATTTTATCTCCGTCATACCAGCCACTCCCAGCCGTTAACTGAGTGCCTTCCTTGTCTATTCCCGGCTTGAATTCGTACCTAACTAACATCTAATCTTACCCTTGATCTGTTAAGAAGATGTGCTGCTGCAATATCTTTCTTGCTTTGCCCGTGATACTTCACCGCATGATAATTTTTCAAAAGCTCCGCACAAAGCCACTTTCTACCCACCTTAAAATCCCCTAAGTATCTACCGTATTTACCTTTTTCTTTGGTTCGTAATATGCATTTACTACCCACAGGTATAAATTCAGTGACAAATTGTTTTGCAAGCAAACCGTACTTTTTTTCCTCTTTATTTCGTGTACGAGATTCGGGTGTATCAATTCCAAACAAACGAATATTAATCCCACGCCCATCGGAACCACGCAAAGTAACGCCAAATCCCAGATCAACGTCTGCATAAACTGTATCTCCGTCTACGATTTTGCGAATGATGCAAGTGTACTCATACATATCGGTTAGTCTTGATCATGTTAGTCACTTCCAAGCTTCGTGCTTTTACCTGCCGCGCCCAAAGCGAATCCAAAAACTCGGTAGCCGCATCGTCGTAATTGCCTGTTTCCATATGTCCAATGGCTTTAACAAACTTGGCAAACCGTGGCCCTCCAAGATTAAAATGCATATTTACGATGCCATCTCGCCTTGCGCCATCTTCCAAATCGTTAAACCAAGTATAGGTAGTACTTAGCTCGGTAATAGTTCGAGCGATATCGTTACTGAGCATGAAATCAATTTCTTCATCACTTAACCCCATCCCTTTATGCTGCCCGTCTGGATGTATATTGCGTCCAGCGCCAATATGCCAAGTGCCAAACTGGTCACGGTATGCATGACTTTTTACACCTTCGTGGCGCTTTAATTGTTCGATTAATTTTTCCATCTTAATTTCCATTATGAGAACTTCCGAAGTAGAAGCTGGCAATACCACTGACCAGACCCCCAAGATAACCGAGAACAAGGTTGACGATGGCATCATCATTGCTTTCAGGCGCTTGCAGCGTAACCATGAAAATGTAAGCCAAGAACCCAAGCATTGCCATAACTGCAATGACTTTAGGCGTAGGGTCTTTGGCGAACTTAGCCCTCGCGTCTTGCCTATCTTCCGTTTCAAGTCGAAACCCCTCAATATTCGCAGTGAGCTTTTTTATCTCTAGTTCTGCGTCTTGCAACACTTCTGCTTTTTCTGGTTCGTTCTCAACCACTTCTTCTATTTGTTCTATGGTTGATGTTTCGGGCATTCCCAGTTTTTTAGCGGCTAACTTTACGGCCATTCCCGCTATAGGATTACTACTAGCTACCGTCTTCACCAGCGTAGGAGCTAATGCCCCCAACAAACCTTTAAGTTTCATACAAGATCAACCATAGCTTTATCAATGCCTCAAGATTGCGAATCACTTTTGTCGGTTGCATCAGCGTTTTCCTCCTCGACAATTTCATCGATGGTATCGCACACATCTACAATCGCTATACCTGTAGTAACCTCGGTAGCAACTCTCCCCACTGCCCGTATGCCTTTGTAGATTTCAGAACAGTACAGTTCTTTGTTGGCAATCATGTCTTCGGACACCGAACAGGAGCTTAAAAATACCAGTCCCGCTAGTAGTAAATTACGCATTTTTAGATTTTCCCCGTGATAAAAATTTTAACAATCTCTTCTTGTAACCCGGCATAAAATGGTCGGAAATAGCCTCTTTCTTGGCTTTCATAAAGTCTCGTTTTTTAAGCTCTACAGGGGGATTAATAAAGTCATCTCCCGTATTAGAGAAATACAAGATACTTTGGCTCATGCTAGGGCCATAACAAAGCCTTGGAATTCGTGCGACTACATCACTTCCAGAAACAATAGACACCTGATTTTCTAAACCCATAGACCGCTTAAAGCCTTTGAAAAAAGTGTTAGGTTTGCCAAAAGTGATTAAGGATAAGTTCTTGTGTTTCTTGTGAAGTTTTGCTGCTGACAACTCAGCAAGAGCGCCGCCTAAGCTATGACCGCAAATCAGCGTAGGTTTATTAACGTCAATATGCCTTTTTATTTTTCCCCAAACTGATGCGTGAGCAGCTACAAATCCTGAATGACACAACCTTCCTGCATAAGGAACGGGTATAGCACTTAAATTAAAAAGCCAATCTCGGAGCTGTTGGGTTCCTCTAAAAGCAATAATCGTAAGATAAGGCTGTTTAACAATATAGACCGTAGTAGAAGTCCATTTGTTTTCAATTTTTAGAGCGGCGACGTTGGTTTCGTTATAGGCTTTATCTGCCCACCTGCAAGCGGTTTCTAACAGGTGAGAATTGACTTTCATTTTATTCGTTGTCATTAAGTGGGTTATCCAAAATTTGCTGTATTCGATCTTCCAGTTCTTCCCTGATTTCGCGTAAGTCGGTATCTACTTCTCTGAGAGTATCATTCACTCTCTCTTCTAAGGCATACACATCATCCCTCAGCTCTCTGGTAGTCTCTGCCACGGTATCCTCTGCGATTCTGGCTATAGACTCAGATTGCCGTACATCGCCCTCAATCGTATCTATCTGATCATTAATATTGCTAAGTATCCTTTCAAGCTGATTTTCCACCCCTTCGGTTTCTGCGCGTAAGGAGTCTTCCACAGTGTCCAGTATGCGATCTTGGTCTTCCAATCTTGCACTAAGAACCGCTAAAGCTTCATCATAACCGGAAAAATCAGGGCTGACGTATTCAGTAATGGCCGTTTCCGCATCTATAAGTCTTTGATATAGCTCGAAACCACCCCACATACTGCCACCGATAGCGCCTAGTAACGGAACAATTAACAGTAATTTATTGCCGGAAAAGGTTGCTCCAGCAAATTCAATTTCAGCTTTATCATTGCTCATATTGCTGCCCTACAAGGTCTTGGTATCGCTGCGCCCCCTGTCCCTGCAAAGCCCTGACATTGCCATCTACTGGCGCATTACCTCCGTATATTTCACGATCTTGATACCATTGTTGCTGATCCACTAAGTTGATGTTGTAGGCTTCCATTCCCTGAACTCTACCCATTAAAAGAATTGTTAGGCTCTGGTCATCAAATCCACCGGAGTCCTGTAT